TGTCGCTGCCAGAGCATCAGCGACGCCAACTGCTAGAAGGAGATTGGGATGTCGCTGAGGGTGCCGCTTTCCCGGAGTTTAAGCGCTCAATTCACGTGGTTGAGCCTTATTCTATTCCCTCTGACTGGGCTAGGTTTCGTGCTTGTGACTATGGCTATGGGAGTTTCACTGCTGTTGTCTGGTTTGCTGTTGCACCTGACGAATCTCTTGTCGTTTATCGCGAGCTTTATGTTACAAAAGTGCTTGCCGAAGATTTGGCAGAAATGATTTTGAGCATGGAGTCTGGTGAGCGTATTCGTTATGGTGTTCTAGATAGCTCTTGTTGGCATAAGCGTGGCGATACAGGCCCATCTATCGCAGAACGGATGATCGTCAAAGGCTGCAAGTGGCGACCCTCTGACAGAAGTGCAGGCAGTCGTGTCGCAGGCAAGAACGAAATTCATCGCAGGCTTCAGATTGACTCCTACACCAATCAGCCGCGCATGACAATCTTCGAAAACTGCACTCAACTCATTGCAGATCTACCAACAATTCCGTTGGACAAGGCAAATCCCGAAGATATTGACACGAAAGTGAAGAATGACCACACCTATGACGCCCTGCGTTATGGAGTGATGAGTCGTCCTCGCAGTGCAAATATCTTTGATTTTGACCCATCTAAGCAATCGCGTGGTATAACCCCTGCCGATCCTGTCTTTGGATATTGAATAGGACTTAATTATGGCTATTCGTGACGACAAAAATTTTATTGACGATAAATCGCTAGGTCTGCCCGACGATAGCGGAGAAACGACGTTTTCTGGCGGCGGATTGGTTAACTTCGTCAAAGAACGATTCAATCGCTCAAAGCAAGCTCGTCGTTACGATGAAGAACGTTGGCTTCGTGCCTATCGCAACTATCGTGGCATCTATGGCCCCGACATGAAGTTCACAGAGACTGAGAAGTCTCGTGTTTTCATCAAAGTTACGAAGACAAAAGTGTTGGCTGCGTATGGTCAGATGATTGATGTGCTGTTTTCTGGCAGCAAGTTTCCGCTTTCTGTCGATCCGACACCACAGCCCATTGGCATTGCCGAGCATGTTCACGTCGATGTTGCCGAAGAACAGAAAAAAGCACAAGGTCAACCCGCTTCTCCAGAAATCGACATCAGCAAGCCGCTGCCTCCCGGCACTCGCATTGCCGATCTGTTGGGATCGATGAAGAATGCCTTCAAAGGACTGAATGTCAAGGAAGGCGCAGGCAAGCTGCCGACACAAATCACGTTCTCTCCCGCGCAAATTTCTGCACGGAAGATGGATAAGAAGATTCGTGATCAGCTTGACGAAAGCAAAGCGGCAACGCATCTGCGCTCTACGGCTTTTGAATGCGCCCTGTTCGGCACCGGCATCATGAAAGGCCCATTCGCCGTTGACAAGGAATATCCCCGTTGGGAAGGCGGCAAGTACAAGCCCATTATGAAGGTAATGCCGAAGGCTCAACACGTTAGCGTCTGGAACAGCTATGTCGATCCCGATGCCAACAACGTTGAGGAGTCTTCCTACTTCATTGAGCGTCATAAGCTGAGCAAGACGCAGATGCTTGAACTCAAGCGTCGTCCGATGTTCCGCAAGTCAGTCATTGACGCTCTGATTCAAGACGGCCCCAACTACACCAAAGAGTATTGGGAAGACGATCTTAGTGACTACGAACCCAACATGGGCGTTGAGCGTTGGGAAGTGTTGGAGTATTGGGGCGCTGTCGACGTCGAGATGCTCAAAGACAACGAAATCGACATCCCCGAAGAGTTTGAGGACAGCGTTGAATTGCAGGCAAACATCTGGTTCAGCGGTGGCAAGATCATACGTCTTGTCCTCAATCCTTTTAAGCCTGCTCGTATTCCGTACTATGTCGTCCCGTACGAACTGAATCCGTATTCGATGTTCGGCGTCGGCGTTGCCGAGAACATGGACGACACGCAGACGCTGATGAACGGCTTCATGCGCCTTGCTGTGGACAACGCTGTGTTGTCGGGTAATCTCGTTTTTGAGATTGACGAAACTAACCTCGTCCCCGGTCAAGACATGAATGTCTATCCCGGCAAAGTGTTCCGTCGTCAAGGTGGCGCACCCGGTCAAGCGTTGTTTGGTACGTCGTTCCCTAATGTGGCTCAGACCAATCTGCAACTGTTCGACAAGGCTCGTGTACTTGCTGACGAATCTACCGGCATGCCGTCATTTGCTCACGGTCAAACTGGTGTGAGCGGTGTTGGTCGCACGTCGTCGGGCATCTCTATGCTGATGAATGCGGCAAGCGTCAACATCAAGACCGTCATCAAGAACATGGACGACTATCTGCTGCGTCCGTTGGGTGAAGCCTTCTTTAGCTTCAACATGCAGTTTGATCCCGATCCTGAGATCGTTGGCGATCTGGAAGTGAATGCTCGCGGCACCGAGTCGCTGATGGCTAACGAAGTGCGTAGTCAGCGTCTGTTGCAATTCCTGCAAGTGGTGCAGAACCCTGTGTTGGCTCCGTTCGCTAAGCTGCCCTACATCGTCAAGGAAATCGCTAAGTCGATGGATCTTGATCCCGAGTTGGTTTCTAATGACATGGAAGAGGCAGCGAAGCAAGCGTTGCTGTTGCAGAAGATGCAGCCTGCACCGGCTATGCCTGCTGCACCGGGTGGTGAACAACCGCTGCCGGTGTCTGACACAAGTGGTGGCGGTGGTGGTAACATTGGTGTAGGTACAGCACCTACTCCGGGCGAGCAGGGCTTTAGCGCTGCACCGCAACAACCGCGACCCCCGATGCAATGAAGAACAAAGAATATCTTGGCAAACTGACGGTACTGACGCAATTTCATACATGGGATGCGTTTGTGTCAATGATTGATCAGCATGTTGACAATCATCGTCGCAAGCTTGAGCAGTCGTCTGATGTGCAAGAAATCTATCGCGCTCAAGGCGCAGTGATGGCGCTAAGTGCGCTCAAAAAACTGAAGGACGAAATCAATGGGCTTCGGAAAGAAACGTAGTAGTAAAGTTGGCGTCGGTGCCATCACTACAAACAAGAAGAAGTTGTTTGCCGAAGGTGGCATGATGGACGACGGCAAAGACGTCGATCCTGTCAGCGGCAATGATGTGCCTACTGGATCGCTTGCCGAAGAGGTCAGGGATGACGTCGACGCGAAGTTGTCTCCGGGTGAGTTCGTCATTCCGGCTGACGTCGTTCGCTTCATTGGTCTTGAGCGGCTGATGAAGATGCGTGATGAGGCTAAGAAGGGTCTTGCTCGCATGAATGACATTGGTCAGATGGGCAATGCTGAAGAAGCCGGTGCTGCGGCTGATGACACCTACGAAGAAGACGATGATTTTGAAAGCGAAATCGATAACATCATGGAGGAAGTCGACCGGGAAGAAACTGGTCGTCAAACCGAAATGGCTTTCAACACTGGCGGTTTCGTCAATCCTTCATATTACGATTTGACAAAGGCTCCGAAAAATCCTGCATTGGATATTCGTTACTTCAACGATTCTGAAGGTAAAACCTTCTATATGCCGTTCATTAACGGTAAGCCGATGAAGCCGATGCCAAATGGTGCAGTACAAACCGGCGCACCTACTGGCGGTAGAACAACAGATAAGACAACAGGTGGCGGCGGATCTACAGACGATCTGAAAGATTTGACTACTGGTAGTTCATTGATTGGTGGCGGTGTTGCAGCAGCCATTGACACTTCTGCAATTTCTACTAAGAAGCCTGCTGACGATACTAAGGCGGGTGCCGATGTCTTTTCCGGCATTGCTGGCACTTACACCGGCAGCAATCTAGCCGACTTTGGTCGTTCGGATTTGATTTATAATCCGGGTGGCAGCGGTGCCGGTGGTGAAATCGTTGGTGATGATCTTTGGAATAGCAGCGTCTCCAAGCTGCAAACAAATCTTGGCAGTGCTGCGTTGAGCACATTGGCTGCGGCAATGGGTGTTCCCGGTATTATCACTATGGGTCTTCGCGCTGCTATGAATAAGTATGGCACCGATGCTGTAAATGCGTTTATGGCTCAGGCGAATCAGGAGATGGTTGCTCGCGCGGGTGGTATTGATCTTAAACAAACAGCGCCGATTATTGATCCCATTTCTGGACTCCCAACATCTCAAACAACACCTATTGGTCTTGCCGCCGCTGCATCACAAATCGATCAACTTGGTCAGCTTCCCGGAGACGGTGGCAGATTTGCCGCAACTTCGGGTGCAACAGGCACTGGTGGTCGTGCTTCCAGCGTTGGTCAATATGTCTATGAAAGTTTGAAAGATACTGGTCTTAGTGCCGCTGAAATTGCTGCTGCATCGCAAGAGGCTGTCAATGCTGTTATTGGTGGTAAGAGTATGAGCGATGCAGTTAGCCAAACGATTGCTAAATACGATCCCGCAGCAGGTAGCTTCGGTGTTCGTTTGTCCGATATGGATGTTGGACTTGGTGACGAAGGAGAACTTTATGGTGGTACTTTCGGTGTTCTAAGGTCAGATGCCAATCGCGCCGTCTCTCCCGCAGACATTGGATTTGACTATTCAGAATTTGATTTTATCGATTTCGGAACATCAATGCCTCAAACAACAAAAAAACCAAAGGCTGTAACAGAAGAAGAAGGACCAAACTATTACGACGATTCCTATCGCACGCGACAAGTCCTTGCTCAAATGGAAAGTATTCTTGGACGAAAACAATCTTTTGAGCAATAATCAAGTCTTAGGTTGATGGCAACCTATTTCCCCGCAACAGCGGCCACAAATAGCCCCAATGAAAGGAAACCAAATGGCTGAAGTAATTGTTCCCACCCCGGCTCGTGTAGCCCCCTTCTCTATGCGTCGCAATACGCTAGAAGATCGTATTAAGAAAGACGAAGAAGAACTTGAAGCGCTGAAGAAAACTCAGACCGCATCCAGTGAGGAAGTTAAAAATGAAGATGAATCTTCTGACGAAAATCTTACTGCGGAAGAAAAGACTTTTAAGAAGCGCTATGGCGATCTTCGCAGGCATTCGCAAAAAGTTGAAAACGATCTTCGAAAAGAAGTAGAAGATCTAAAGAAACTTGTCGAACAAACTGCTGAGAAGCAGATGAAGCTTCCTGCACGCGATGAAGACATCGATGCGTGGGCGCAGCAATATCCCGACGTCTATCGCATTGTTGAGAGCATCGCGCTGAAGAAGGCTAAGGAGACGCAGAAGACGCTTGAAGAGCGGATGCGTAAGGTGGATGAGACAGAGCGTCAAACGGCTCGTGACAAGGCTCGTGTTGAACTGCTCAAGGCCCATCCCGACTTCGACAAGATCGAAGACAGCGACGACTTCCACGACTGGGCTGAAGAGCAACCGAAGTGGGTGCAGGATGCCTTGTATGAGAATGACGACGATTATCGTTCGGCAGCACGCGCTATCGATTTGTACAAAGCAGATCGAAAAATAAGTACGCGAAATCCAAATAATGATCGCGCAGCAGCACAGGCTGTGAATACTCGTAGCCGCTCAACTCCAAATCCAACTGGTGATCAGGACGGCGTTTTCTACGAAAGCCAAGTGCAGAAGATGTCAATTCAGGAGTATGAAAAAAATCAAGAAAACATCGTCAAGGCAATGCGTTCTGGTAAATTCGTATACGATATTACTGGAAATGCACGATAACACTTGACACAGACTGAAAAGTCTGTTCTAACGGGGGCGTTGTCAGAAATGGCAACGCTCTTTTTTTGTTCCTGTCAAGTGTTACATCGATAACCCAAGCAGATAGCCGTCAATCCTAATCGAACTCTAGAGCGATTAGCATTGACCACCTACTCTAAGCAAGGCCCGATTGAAAAACCAAGACAGTTTTAAATGCTAATATAGGAGAAACTAAAATGGCATTTGCTGCTGCTCCGGGTTGGGGCAACCTTCCTAACGGTAACTGGTCGCCGGTTATCTATTCCAAGCAAGTTCAACTTGCTTTCCGTAAGTCTTCCGTTGCTGAAGCTATCACCAACAACGACTACTTTGGCGAAATCGCCAACGTGGGCGACTCGGTGAAGATCATCAAGGAACCCGAAATCGCCGTCAAGAACTATGCTCGTGGCACGCAAGTGACCGCGCAGGATCTGGACGACAGCGACTTCACTCTGGTGGTCGACAAGTCTGCCTACTTCGCGTTCAAGGTTGACGACATTGAGGCTTCTCAGTCGCATGTCAACTGGATGTCGATGGCTTCTGATCGCGCTGCCTATCGTCTGAAGGACAACTACGACCAAGACGTGCTTGGCTACATGACTGGCTTCCAACAAGCCGCTCTGGGTGGCAATGCTAACGTTGCTCGTACTACTGCTTCGGGCACCAAGGCTGTGTCTACTGCTGACAGCGACGAACTTCTGGCTTCGATGAAGCTGAAGAAGGGTTCGTTCGCCAACATCACGACGGCTTCTGCTGGTGAGCATTCGATCCCTGTGACGCCTCGTCTGCCGGGTTCTGCTTCGATCCCCACGGATCGCGTGTCTCCGCTGATGATCATCTCCCGCATGGCTCGTCTGTTGGATCAACAAAACGTTGACTCCAATGGTCGCTTCCTCGTGGTTGACCCGATCTTCGTGGAAATGCTGAAGGACGAAGACAGCCGTCTGCTGAACAGCGACTTCGGTGGCTCTGGTCTGCAAAACGGTTTGGTGCTGAGCAACCTGCACGGCTTCAAGGTGTTTGTGTCGAATAACCTCCCGGCTATCGGCACCGGCCCCGGCACATCGGGCGTTGCTAACCAGAACGACAACTATGGCATCATCGTTGCCGGTCATGAGTCTGCTGTGGCTACCGCTGAGACGATCACCAAGACTGAAACCTATCGCGATCCCGACAGCTTTGCTGACATCGTGCGTGGTATGCATGTCTATGGTCGCAAGCTGCTGCGTCCCGAGGCTATCGTTCGCGCTAAGTACAACGTGGCGTAAGTATAAAGAGGGGGCTTCGGCTCCCTCCTTTTGAAAGGAAAAAATAATGGCTGCTGTTCAATCTCTTCGAAATAAAGCCTACGTTGTGGAAAAGGAAGTGACGCTTGCCGCTACTTCTGGCACCGCTGTAGGTATCTCTGTGGGCGCTGGCACTCTGGTGTTGGCTGTTGGTTTTGAAAACTATACTACGGTGCCTAACATCACCACGTATACGCTTGACATTACCGATGGTACGACCACCTTCGCTAACGACCTTGACTTCGATAACACCGCTGCTAACACCATCAAGATTGGCACCACTGCCGGTCTGGTGGCTGCGGCTGACACCATCGACGTCGTGACCACAATCTCCGGCTCTCCCGGCACGATCTCTGGTCGCGTGTTCGCTCTGGTGGTTGACGTCAATAAGGACTGGGCTACCCCGGGTTCTGTTGATCGTGACACGCTTGCCTAAGTCTTACAAAGACTAAAGCTAAGGAAAAGGCTCTACGGAGCCTTTTTCTGTTGTATAACTAGGGATATTATGGCAACCTATCTTTCGCTCACTAACGAATTGCTGCGTCGCATCAACGAAGTGGAGATGGACTCTAATACGTTTGAGACAGCACGAAACATTCAGGCTCTGGCGAAAGATGCGATTAACGCCTCTGTTCGTGAGATTTTAAATCAGGGTCAAGAATGGCCCTTCTTGATTGTTACGTATCCACAAACAGCCACTATCGGTACAGCCGAATACGCTTTTCCTGCTGATTGTTCCAGTGTTGATTGGGACAGCTTCTACATTCGTCAGCTTGTTGATCAGACCAACGTTCCACAAAAGCTAGAACAAATGCCGTATACAGAGTTTTTGCGGCACTATCGTGGTCGTGATGATAGCGGTGGTGAAGCTGCTCGCGAAGCTCCGCGACGTGTCTACATGACACAAGAAGGTAAATTTGGACTTACTCCACCTCCCGATAAAGCATATGTAATCGAATATAAATACTGGAGTTTTCCATCAGACATGTCGCTTTATTCTGATGCGTGCGTTATTCCAGATCGATTCAAAGGCGTTGTCATTGATGGCGGCATGATGTTCTTAATGATGTTCCGAAGCAACGAACAAAGCGCAGGTATACATAAAGAGAAGTTTGATAACGGTATTCGCACAATGCGTCGTCTGTTGATGGATGATCCGGTATCGATGACTTCTACAATGATTTTGAAACCCGCTGTGTCGGCAAGGGTGCTCAATGGCTGATCGTGTTCAAGCGCTAAAGGTTAGTTGTCTTGGTGGACTAGACACCAACAGAGATCTTTTGTCGCAAGCAGAGCGCTCTCCCGGTAGTGCATTGCAGCTTATTAATTATGAACCATCTATTTCGGGTGGTTATCGACGCATTAATGGCTATGCTAATTCTTATGGCACGCTTCCGGGTCAAGGTGGCGTATTAGGCATCAATATTTTTGAGGGCATCAATAATAGTATTTTTGCATGTCGTCGTCCAAGTAGCGGTACGGCTTATTTCTATCGTTGGGATACAGCTACATCTGATTGGATTGCAATTACAACACCCGGCTCTGTCAGCATGGTCGGCGTCAAAAAAGTACGTTTTGAAAACATTACTTGGACATCCAACAGGATGGCTATTGTTGATGGTGTTAATCCGGCAGCAATTTATGATGGAACTACGTATACGCAGATCACAGCATCTACCGCTCCTACAAATCCAAAGTACGTAACGCAGTTTTCTAATCACTTGTTTCTTGCGGGAGACTCTGCCGATCCCTATAATTTATATTTTTCTGCTCCAATTGAAGAAACAAATTTTTCTCCTGCTGCCGGAGCCGGTGTAATCAACGTTGGTTTTCCGATTGTTCAGATTAAGTCGTTTCGAGACACGCTATATATCTTTGGCAAGAACTCAATCAAGAAGCTTGTCGGCACAAGCATTGCAAACTTTGACGTACAGGAAGTAACAAACAATCTCGGATGCATTGTTCCCGACAGCGTTATTGAGTTTGCAGGCAATCTCGTATTTCTGAGTTATGACGGCTTTCGTCCAATTGCCGGTACAGCACGTATCGGTGACGTCGAACTTGAAAACCTCTCGAAACAGATTCAGAGTACAGTCAATTCGCTCATTGATGAAATTGTAAACTCTAGTCTTGACGTTGAAAAATTCAACAGTGTTGTTTATAACCGAAAGAGTCAGTTTCGCTTCTTGTCGCAAACCGATGGTGTATTTGGCATCTTAGGTGGTCTTCGTCGTACTGATCAAGGTATTGGTCTTGAGTTTGGTCAACTGTTCGACATGACAGCAACGGCTGCTTCCAGTGGTTTAATTGGAACAGACGAAATCTTGTTACATGGAGATGTCAACGGTAAGGTTTACAAGCAAGAAACTGGAAGTAATTTTGACGGCAGAAATATTCTGAGCGTTTATCAGACTCCATATTATTACATTGAAGATCCTACGATACGCAAGAATTTCTACAACGTGACAACATTCCTTCGCTCTGAAGGAGTCATTAACATTGTATTTGCTGCGTCTTATGACTTTGATGATAGTCAAAACGTCTTTAATCCGCCAGACTATGCTATAACGACGCAGTATGCTGCGGCGTTCTATAACACCGCTATCTATGATAGCGCTGCTGTGTATGATGGAAATCCTTCACCTGTGGTCAAAACAAACATCTCTGGTTCTGGCTATTCCATTTCATTCACATACGTCACTAATGACACAAACCTGAGTCATAACATTCAGGGTTTGGTGATCAACTTCACATACAACGACAGGAGATAAGCGTGGCTGGATATTCACGACAATCCGCAGCTAGTATTGTTCCGACAGCGGTTGTTCGGGCAACACCCATTAACGACGAATTCAATACGCTGCGTGATGCGTTCGTTGTTGCAAGCGGTCACAAACATGACGGCACTGCAACCGAAGGCGCATACATTCCGCTTATTTCCGATACGAATGCTCGTAATAAAGTTGTTGTTGATGCTACAAACAATCGACT